GCTATATAGAGGATATAGCAACGCAGAACACCGGAGACAGACAAATGACCATCTACCGCAACACAAACTGGACCCGCCGCGACTACGACTGCACCAACGTCGTTTTTCAAGTGGTGCCCGATGGCAAAAAGCCGCGCCGCTTTAACGGCCAGGAAGCGCCTGCGGGTGAGTGGGTAAAGGCTGATGCGGTTCCAGACAGCATGGAAAAGCTTGGCATGATGGGCGGCATTGAATTTTACGGGTATCTCTAATGCCCCGCACCCCCTCCACCCTCTTAACCGACTTGGCTCCGGGCGATTACGTCCGGGGCTACGTCCATGCCTGCGAGTGGTGCGGTACGCTGTTCGTCGGGTCGTCCGACGCGCGCTTATGTTCGGAGAGGTGCCGGAAGGCGCTCAAGCGGTCAGTCAAATCAGGTGTTGCGGAATAGGGCGAAACGCGATATGTTACGCCCTGTAAGTCGTGAGTAAGCACCGCTGGTGCCGATAAGCGCAGCCGGGCCTTCGCCTTCAACCCGCCGCAGGGTGCCGCGAACGCCAATGGCTGCGCAATGCCGCTTTCCGGTGGCCTGATCCGGGCGAAGGGTGACGGCATCACCTGCTCCCGCCAACGAGCGGCAAGACCGCCGATCAGGCTACCCGAGCGCGGAAATGCGGTAAAGCCGCCGTCCGCCGCCCAAGCGGGGCGAGTGCCGGTGCTGGCGGCCCGGCCCGCGCTCACCAGACACGCCGCTCCTACTCCTTTCGCCGGCCCGCCACCGCCGGTCAGAGCCACCATGCGCGAGAGCGTCAACGCCGTGGAGCGGTGCCCCAAGGGTTATGATTGCGGCGAATGGTGGTGGGTGGGACCGAAAAAAATCAAAGGAAATCAAACATGCCCAGAGGCGGTAAGCGCGAGGGCGCAGGCCGACCCAAGGGGAGCCGAAGCGCCGCGACAAGCGAGCAGATTGCCACGATTTCTGAGTTGGCAAGGATGCACGCCGACATGGCCGTAACCGCATTGGCGCAGATCGCGCAGTCGGGCGAAAGCGAGGCGGCGCGTGTCAGTGCTGCGAATGCGCTTCTCGACCGGGCGTTCGGCAAGCCTCAGCAAGCTATGGACCACACGTCCAGCGACGGCACCATGACCCCGCCCAACCGCGTTGAGCTTGTCGCGCCGGGGCATGACGACAGCGAGGATTGAGCTACCCGACAAGCTGATCCCGGTTTTCGCCAAGCCGCGCGGCGCCGTTCAGTATCGCGCGCTCTACGGGGGCCGGGGCAGCGCGAAAAGCCGGTCCGCCGCGATCATGGCCGCAGTCTGGGGGTATATGGAGCCGCTGCGCATTCTCTGCGCTCGCGAGTTCCAAGTCAGCATCGCGGAGAGTTTCCACGCAGAGTTGAAAGAGGCAATCGGCTCTGTCCCGTGGCTTGCCGACCACTACGATGTCGGCCGTGACTACCTGCGCGGCCGCAACGGGACGGAGTTCATATTCCGCGGCCTGCGCCGCAACAGCCAGTCCATCAAGTCGCTGGCGAACATTGACCTGACGATAGTCGAGGAAGCCGAGGACGTTCCCGAGGATAGCTGGCTTGCCCTTGAGGCCACGGTGTTCCGCCAGCCGCGCTCCGAGTTATGGGCGATCTGGAATCCGCGCGACGACGGCTCGCCGGTGGATCAGCGGTTTCGCAAGTCGCCACCGGCCCGCGCGCTGATCCGGGAGATCAACTGGCAGGACAACCCGTTCTTCCCGGCGCTCATGGAGGAGCTGCGCAAGCGGGAGCAGGAACGTCTTGACCCGCAGACCTATGCCCATGTCTGGGAAGGCGCATACCTCGAAAACAGCGACAGGCAGGTGTTCGGCGGCAAGGTCCGGGTCGCGGAGTTCGAGCCCGGCAAGGATTGGGACGGGCCATATCAGGGCGTGGACTTCGGATTTTACCCAGACCCGCTTGCCGCGCTTCGGTCCTGGCGGCACGACGGGCGCATCTGGATCGAGTGGGAAGCCTACGGGCAGCGGGTCGAGATCGACGCCATGCCGGGCTTCATTGCCGAGCGCGTACCGCAGTTTCACGACTACCCGTCGCGCGCCGATAGCGCAGAGCCAAAGACGATCAGTTACGCAAAGCGCGCGGGAATGCCGCGGCTCGAACCGGTCAAGAAATGGCCTAACAGCGTGATCGAGGGTATTCGCTGGCTGCGCAGTCACGCGGAGATCGTCATTCATCCGCGCTGCACGAACACGATTCGTGACTTCCGGCTCTACAGCCTCAAGACGAACGCGGCTGGCGACATCCTGCCCGACCCCGTGGACGCGGACAATCACGCGCCGGACGCGGCTCGCTACGCCTTCGCGCCGCTCATCAAGTCGCTCGGTCAGGGCGGCACGAAGAAGTTGCGAGGCCTCGTATGAGCGTCACGACCTATCACCCGACTGTCACGCCTGAGCGCCTTGAGGAATGGCGCCTGATGCGTGACGCCTACAACGGCGAGAGCGCAATCAAGAAGCGCGGCAAGCCATACCTGCCGATGCCAGAGGGATTCAGCGGCGCGGCGGACCCTGACGGCGCATACGACGCTTACAAGGCGCGCGCGCAGTTCCCTGAAATCCTTGCGCCGAGCATTGGCGCCATGATCGGCATCATCCACGGCAAGGATATTGCGATCGAGGTGCCCGACGCGATGGCGTATCTCTGGGAGGCCGCGACCGACGACGAACAGCCACTGCCGCTGGAGGCGTTCCACCGCCGGATCACGCGGCACCTACTGACGCAGGGCCGGTTTGGCATTCTGGCCGACGCGCCAGAGGGAGGCGGCGACCCGATCCTTGCGGGCTTCGCGGCGCAAGCGGTCATCAACTGGGACCGCGACTTTTACGTGCTCGACGAAACGGATTACGAGCGCGACGGCTACGTGTGGCGCGAGGTGCCGAAGTTCCTCGTCCTGCGGCTTGAGGAAGGCCGATACGTGCAGGAAGTCCATAAGGGCGAAATGCTGGGCACAGTCCAGCGCATGGAGCCGAGCCGCTTAGGTGGGCAGGCGCTTGACCGCATCCCCTTCGTGGTGGGCAATGCGCGGGACATTGTGCCCGACGTGGAAACGCCGCCGCTCATCGGCGTGGCGCGGGCGGCAAAAGCGATCTACCAACTGAACGCGGATTACCGCCACCAGCTCTACATGAGCGGGCAGGAGACGCTTGTGGCGATTAACGGCCCGGCGCCCGAGTATGTCGGCGCAGGCGTGGTGCATGAAATGCAGGGTTCCGGCGAGGCCGCAAACCGCCCCGAACTGAAATACGTGGCGCCGTCGTGCTCTGGCATCGAAGCCCACCGCACGGCGATGGAGGACAACCGCGAGGCCGCAATCGCCGCAGGCGCGCGGATGTTGCAACAGGACAAGCAGACGCAGGAAAGCGGCGCGGCCCGTCGCCTGCGATATGCGTCCGAGACGGCCAACCTGATGAGCGTGGCGCTATCGTCGTGCGGCTTGCTGGAGCGCAGCCTGAAGAACGTAGCGTTGATGCTGGGCCTCAACCCCGACGACGTGACCGTGACGCCGCCTGCTGACCTGATGGACCACACGATGGAGCCCGAACAGGCGAAGGCGCTTGTCGAGATGTGGCAGGCGGGCGCGTTCGGCTACGACACACTCTATGAGAATTTGCGCAAGGGCGGCATCGCATCGCCCGAGCGTGAAGCCGAGGACGAGTTGCGACTGATCGACGATCGGCAGCCCGACTTCATCACGGCGACGCCGTAAACCCTCACAAATCAGGAGACCGTGGCGATGCCACTTAAAACCGTGCTGGAAAGCCTGGACGGCCTCGATGAAGCCGTGCAATCGCTCTACACCCAAACAGACGCCGGATACGTGCTCAACGTGGAGGGCGTGGACGCTCACCCCGACGTGGCCAACCTGAAATCCGCTTACGAGCGGGTAAAGGCTGACCGCAAGGCCGTTGCCGAAGAACGCGATGCGCTCAAGGCGAAGGTCGAAACGCTGCCCGAAGACTTCGACCCCGCACAGTGGGAAAAGTTGAAGAAGGGCGGCACGGCAGACCCCGAAGACCTTGTGAAGCTGCGCCAAACGCTTGAAGCCGAGCGCGACGAGTGGCGCCAGAAATACGAAGGTATGACCGCCGAGATTCAGAAGCGCGCCGTCCGCGATGCCGTCACGACGGCGCTTGCGGATCACGGCGTGCCAGAGGCTGCGCGCTACGGCGCCGGGCTTCACATGCTGGACGGGCGCAAGGTCGAGATGCAGGGCGATACGCCCATGATCGACACCGACATGGGGCCAATGGCCGTGGCCGACTACGCAAAGCGGTGGGTCGCGGGCGAGGGCAAGGGTTACGTGCAGCCGCCATCCGGCGGGGGCGCAAAGGGCAACGCGGGCAACCACACGGGCACCGTCACCAAGGAGCAATTTGCCGCCATGGGCGACCGTGAACGCATCGACTTGTTCCGATCCGACCCCGACACATTCCGCCAGCTTTCCGGCGGGTAACAACGCAGGAGATCAGCTATGGCTGTCACGCAACTTTCGGACGTATATGTCCCCGAGGTGTATGCCTCTTACACCGCCGTCAATGGCCCGGAGCGCACCGCGTTCTTTGAGAGCGGCGTCGCCGTTCGCAACCCGGCGCTAGGCGGGTTCTTCGCAGACGGTGGCCGCATCGCGGAACTGCCGTTCTGGAAAGATCTCGATGCCAGCGACGAGCCGAACTATGGCACGGACGACCCGTCCGACGTGGCAGTTCCGGCCAAGGTCCAGACCGGCACGCAGATCGCGCGCCTTGCGTCGCTGAACCAGGGCTATTCGAGCGCGGACCTGACAGCCGAAATGGCTGGGCAGGACCCCATGCAGCAGGTGCGCAACCGCTTCGGCACCTACTGGATGCGCAACTGGCAGCGCCGCACCATCGCATCGCTGGAAGGCGTCATCGCCGACAACGTGGCGAACGACAGCGGCGACATGGTGAACGACATCTCTGGGGCGACCAACGCGGACGTCTCGGCGTCCACGCGGTTTTCCCGCACTGCGTTCACCACGGCAGCTTTCACCAGCGGCGACCACTTCGATGATTTCACCGCGATCGCCGTGCATTCGGTCGTCTACAAGCGGATGGTGGACAACGACGACATCGACTTCATCCCCGACAGCGAAGGCCGGCTGACCATCCCCACCTTCATGGGGCGCACGGTCATTGTAGATGACGGTCTGCCGGTTACGGCTGCGGGCGGTTCTGGCGACAGCGATACGGCGGCAAAGTATACGTCGTTTCTGTTCGGATCGGGCCTCATCGGCTACGACGAGCGCACGCCGAAAACGCCTGTGGCGCTTGAGCGTGAAGAAGCGCAGGGCAATGGCGCTGGCGTTGAAACGCTGTGGGAGCGCAAGTCGTGGGTCATCCACCCGTTTGGCTGCGCATTCCAGAGCGCCACGCTCACCGACGGCAATGCCACGCTGGCGCAGCTTCGGCTTGCGGCCAACTGGGATCGCGTGGTCGAGCGCAAAAACGTGCCGTTCGCCGCATTGATTACAAATGGATAATTCCGATTGAATCCATTTGACTAACGGTTCAGTGTGGCCCTTATTGAAATGATGAGGGCCACACTATGGGCGGACTACCAATAAGCGCTGGCGAACGGTTTGGATTTTTGTCAGCAGTTTCGAAAGTTTACAAGGAAAGCAAATCAGGCCGCAAACGAGTGCATTGGGTGTGCGCCTGCGATTGTGGTGGCGAGATCATCGTTGATGGCGGCAATCTTCGCAACGGCAACACTAGGTGGTGCAGGGCGTGTTCGGCACGCTACAAATCGGAATACAAGACCACGCACGGCCACTCCAAGGACAGAAGGCCCAGTAAGGCCTATCAAACTTGGAAAGGGATAAAGAAGCGCATCCTAAACCCGAACGACAAGCGATATTCTGATTATGGAGGCCGGGGGCTGGATATGTCGCCGATCTGGCGTGATAGCTTCGAGGCTTTTCTTGCAGATATGGGTGAGCCGCCTAGCAAGAGGCACCAGATTGACAGGATCGACAACGAAAAGGGTTATTGGCCCTGTAACTGTCGATGGGCCGATCTTTACGAGCAAGGCGCGAACAGGCGCAATAACGTAATTATTAAGTGGCAGGGCAGAAAGCAGACACTTGCCGAATGGTGCAGGGAAACGGGCGTCCCCTATGATACCGCCAAACGCAGAGTGCTAACCGGCACGATTGATCCCGTCATGATATTTCACAAGGGGCGCAAGCCATACGGGCAAACGTAGGCAGCGGAGACCATCAATGGACATGAAGCAGCAGCTTGCCATCCAGGCGATGTATGACGCGCAGGAGCGCGGCGAGTTGATGGCAGAGCCCGAACCGTTGCCGTTGCCGGATGACGACCCCGAGCCGACTGACGCGCCGACGCGCACTGACGTGGCGCGGATGAGCAAGGCGCGGCTGGCCGATGAACTGGCACGGCGCGGGCTGGACATCGAAGGGCGCGGCGACGAACTGCGCGCGCGGCTGGCACAGGAGTTATTCGGATGAGGGCACGGGCACGGTCGCGGCGTTTCCGCGTGTGGTATATCCAGCAGCGTCGGCGGGCGCGTAGCGCATGACGCTGACGGTCACGGCAGGCGATGCGTCTGCGGACAGCTATCTGAACGCTGCAGGCGCGAAATCCTATTGGGACGGGATCGGCTTCGATTATTCCGGCTATTCGGACACGGAGATCGAGCAGGCACTTCGGCGCGCGACGCGATGGCTCGACGGGCGGTATCGACGCATGTTCCCCGGCGAGCGCACGAATGGCCGGTCGCAAGCCTTGGAATGGCCGCGCAGCAGCGTGACGGACGCGGACGGCAACGATGTCGCAAGCGACGAGATCCCGGTGGAAATCGAGAATGCCACTGCCGAGGCGGCGAAGCGCGAAGTGGCGGGCACCACGCTTTCGCCGGACGTGACCTTGGCCGATACGGTCAAGAGTGAGCGCGTCGGACCGATTTCGACCGAGTATGCCGCGATCCCGTCAACGGCGGCGCAGCGCCCTACGGTGCTGGCCGTTGAGGAAGCCCTCGGGTCGTTGTTCCCGGTTGGTGGCGCGACCAAGTTCGTGAGCCGGGCATGACAGTTCACAAGCTGACAGAGCGCCTTTTGCCGGGCGAAGCGGACGAGGAATTGGTCGAGGCGCTGCGTGACCTTCTGGCCCGCGCCGAGCGTGGCGAGATCACCGGCCTTGCCTGGGCAGGCTGCACACCGAACGATACGGCGTTCAGCGGGTGGCAAGGCGCAGGCGGCACGCTTTTTCACGTCGGAGCTAGCATCATGGCGCTGCAAACGCGATATTCGCTGATGATGATGGAACCGGAAGAGTGATCACCGCCCTGACACCGACCGGCGCGCGGCCCGAAGCTTTCGCCGAGTGCGTCCGGCAGATGCGCGCGCAAACCGCCGCCGCTGTCCGGTGGGTCATCGTGGATGACGGCCCGGAGCCGATGCCCACGCCTGACGTGCCCGGCTGGGACGTGATCCACCTGCGGCCGGAGCCGGTGTGGCAGCCGGGGCAAAACACGCTGGCCCGCAACCTGCTGGTCGGGTTGCGCGAGGCGACTGACCGCGTGGCGATCATCGAGGATGACGACGGATACGCGCCCGACTGGCTTGAGACCTGCGACCGATGGCTCGACGCGGCCGATCTGGTGGGCGAAAGCCGGTCGATCTACCGTAACCTGCGCACCGGCGCGACGCTGGAATGCGGTAACGAGCAGCACGCCAGC